ACTATGCAACCCTTCTAAAATATGTGTATTTACTCACTCCTAATCCTACACAAGGTAAGAGTCTTAGCAAAACTCATATTTCAAAACGATATTTTTCAGCAATAGATTTTTTAGATAAACAGCCTTTAAAATTGCTCTTTAGCAATTGTGCTACAAAGGTTTTTGTAGAAGGAAGTTATTATGGAGTTATACAAGAGATTAATAAGGATGTTTTTTCCATATTAGATCTTCCCAGTGAGTATTGTAGTTCAAATTTTAAAGACTCTCAAGGTAGGGATTTGATTGAATTTGACTTAAAATATTTTGATACTATTTTTGAAGATAAAAGTAGAAAAAGTGCTCTAAAGACTTATCCGAAAGAAGTAAGTAGGGCTTATAGAATTTGGAAAAATGGTGGCGGTAATGGTTCCTCAACTATATTCATACCTGCAGAGATAGGTATATACTTTACCCTTTTTGACGAAAGACCGTTTTTCTTAGACGTTATCCCTGCTTCTATAGAATATGATGAGACTGTAGGTACAGAAAGAGATAAGAATCTTGAAGAGATTCGTAAGATTATCGTTCAGAAAATTCCCCATTTTCCCGATGGAACCTTTCTTTTTGAACCAGAGGAAGCGGCTGCTATACATGATGGTACTGTGAAAATGATGCGCGGTAACAAAAATGTTAGTATCCTAACAACCTTTACCGATGTTGATTCAATCGTATCAAGATCGGCAGCAGATACAAAGTCTAACTCTATAGAGAGAATGTCCCAACATGTCTACTCTAAAGGAGGCGTAAGCGGCAACGTTTTTGCTTCTACAGGAAGTACAACACTTGAGACATCACTAAAAAACGATTTATCATTAGTAATGAAGTTAGTAGATAAATTCTCTTTCTTTATGACAGGGGTAGTAAACGGATTGTTTGAAAATTCAAATATAAATTTTGACTTTACGTTTTTACCCGTTTCATATTATAATGAAGATAAATTTATTGACACTGCTTTAAAATTAGCTAATGCGGGTTATAGCCAAGTCTTACCAGCTATTGCAATGGGTATTTCCCAAAGAGGATTAGGCAACTTAAAAGAATTAGAGAATGATATTCTTGAACTTTCTGAAAAATTAATACCTTTATCATCTGCGCATACACAGAGTGAGAATGGCGACGGAAGACCCGGGGCACCAAAAAAAGAACAAGAAGAAAAGGCTCCACAGACTATTCGTAATGAAGAGTCTATGGACAAACAAGCAGGAGGCTCTAACTAATGGAAAAATTAAAAGAGTTTTCTGTCATGATTTACAGTGAATTGGAAAAACAGAATGATGTTATTTCTAAAGCCAGATGTCGTGTTTTTTACAAATATGGTAATCGAAATGCTGTGTTTATCACAGATGAGTTTGCCGAAAAATTAATCAAGACTTTTCCATATACCCCTATAAAAGGAATCTACGATACAGAAATAGGAGACTTTTTAGACCATGGATCAGAGCGAGGAATGGGTAAAATTTATGGGGTAGTCCCCGAAAACCCAAACTTCAAGTGGGAGATGCATTTCGATGAAGATGGCGTAGAAAGAGAATATGCTTGCGTTGATGTTTATCTTTTCACAGGTTTATATGAAGAAGCTAGAGAGATAGTTGGAAAAGCACAGTCAATGGAACTTTACCCTCCATCAATGCAGGGGAATTGGAAAATCATTAAAGGTACTAAATATTATGTTTTAGAAGAGGGGCAGTTCTTGGGTCTCCAAGCTTTGGGAGACTCTGTTGAACCATGTTTCGAGGGAGCAGAATTTTATTCCTTTTATAATGATTTGAAAGAAATGTTACAGGTTTTAGAAGAAAAAGCAGAAGTTTTCCAAAACAACCAAAAATTAGGAGGACAGAGAATGTCAGAATTAAACTTTAGGCTTTCTGATGATCAGAAAGCTAGAGCGATTCATGAACTTTTAAATACAAATGAGGCTAATGAATATAGATATTACCTTGAGCTAGTATATGATGATTATGCTATTGCTTATGATATAGCAGAAAATAAGTATGTGAGAGTATATTATTTAAAAGACGATGAAACGGACACAATCGAATTGACAAATATTGAAGATTGCTTTATGATTGATGTCACAGAAGGCGAAATGAAATCTTTAGAAACTCTCCGCAAGGTAAGCGGGACTTATGAGAAATTAGATGAAGTTTTTGAAGAATTGAATGAACAAAAATCCACCCTAGAAGAAGATAAGTCAGTTCTAGAATCAGAGAAGCTAGCCCTAGAAGAAGAAAAAGCTAAATGGGCAGCGGATAAAACAGAATTAGAGACAGAGAGGACAGCTTTGAAAGCAGAACTTGCACAACTCAACGAGTTTAAATTTGCAGTTGAAATGAAGTATAAAGAAGAAGCACTTTCAAAATATGAAAGTATTCTATCAAAAGAAACGCTTCTTGAATACCAAGAAAAGTTGGAAAGTTATACGTTGCACGACTTAGAGAAAGATTTAGCATATGAGTATGTTCAAGGGACACCATCTGTTTTTAGCGGGGTCGAACCCTATACAGTGAATCCAATTCCCAAAAATGACCCACCTAAAAGTGGCATTGAGGCATTGGTCGAAAAATACAAAAAATAATGGAGGAATAGAAGATGGCAAGACTAACAATTGACGGATATGGTCAATTAGAACTTAATAACGTGGCGTTTCGTAGAAATGGAAGAGTGGAAGCTCAGTGCAAATTAAATGAAACAGACTTTACAGAAGATGCGCCCGCAGAAAATGGAATGATTTTGGTGGTAGATAATGTAGCAAGAGAGATTAAACTCCCTGCCGCGACAGATACAGCGGATACACTTTATGCCTTAAATTATTCAGCAGAAAAAAATTATAGCTATGATGAATACGGACTAAAAGATTTTAGTCTAAAACCTGGTGGTTTTTATCCTCGTTTAGGTTATCTGGAAGTTGGCGATAAATTTACAACAAACTGTGTTTCACATGCATTGGCCGATACTGCTGCTTTTAAAACAGCATTAGCCGCAGTAAAATCAGGTCCGACACCTCTATATGGAGTAGTGTCCACTGATGGTAGTATCGCAGTATCAGGTAGCGCACCCGTTGACCCAGTTGGGCCCGTTCTTCAAGTAATCGAGGGAACAACAATGCCTGATGGACAATTAGGTGTTAAGTTCCAAGTTATTGCTGTTTAACTCTTAATAAGTTCTTTAATAAAAGACAAGGAGAAATATAATGGCAATTAAAAAATTAACGATTGACGGTTATGGACAAGTCGAATTAAATAATGTTGCCTTCCGCAGGGACGGTAGAATTGAAGCTCAATGTGAATTAAGCGAAGATTTTATCAATGTCGCCGCGGAAAATGGAATGTTATTAACAATTGATAGAGTAAGTAAAAAAGTTTCATTACCTACGGCTGACATGGGCCCGGCAGATGTTGTGGCTCTAAAGTATACAGCCGAAAAGCTATACTATCCTACAGCTCGGGGATTGAAAGATTTTCGTTCACATGTAGGTGGAATGTATCCTCGCATGGGATTCTTAAGTATTGGTGATAAATTTACAACAAATTTAGCCCTATATGAAGACACTGAATTTGAAACAGAAGAGATTTTTGTTGAAGCCTTGGGTGCGGCAACCGCACTATATGGGGGCATTTCAGAGCAAGGAGCTATTCTTGTTTCAAAAGTGGTACCGACTACAGCAGGTCCCGTTTTAAAGGTTATCGAAAGAACGACAATGCCGGATGGACAGCTCGGAATCAAATTTCAGGTTATAGGTTTAAATACAGCTACGCCAACGATTGATGATTATGTATTTACTTTCACACCAACAGTTGTTGCGGAGGACACTAGTGCAACAGTGACATGGGAAACAAATGCAGACGTCGAAAGTATCACATATACGTTAGACTCAGGGACACCAGTTGCTTTAACAGCAGGTGAACTGTCTGCGAAGTCTTTCGTGATTGATTCACTAACACCAGAAACAGCCTACACTCTGGACTTAGAAGTGAAAGAAGTAGATGTTGCTTTAGCACATAGTATTACAACTATCAACTTTACAACTATGCCAACGATTGATGATTATGTATTTACTTTCACACCAACAATTGTCGCGGAGGACACTAGTGCAACAGTGACATGGGAAACAAATGCAGACGTCGAGAGTATCACATATACGTTAGACTCAGAAACACCAGTTGCTTTAACAGCAGAGGAGTTGCTTGCAGAATCTTTCGTGATTGATTCACTAACACCAGAAACAACCTACACTCTGAACTTAGAAGTGAAAGAAGTAGATGTTGCTTTAGCGCATAGTATTACAACTGTCGGCTTTACAACTACGTCAACCCCATAAAATAATAAACAATATAGACAATCTCGTTATCAGAATATAACCTAATCCTTAGATATAATTTAAATAGGTCTGGTAACCTTTGATAAAGGAAAAAGGAGGAATAAACATAATATGTTTAACGCAAAAGAAGTTAAAGAGTTAGCTCTCGCTGCCGCAACCGGCAAACCAATTGGTAATTTTACGATGGATGATGTTAATGCGGCCCTAGTGGGTGAGCTTAACAAATCAGCAGGTTCTATTAACCAATTTATGAAAAATAGATATGATATTTATGATATTATTGTATCGGTAGTCGAAGAAGTAGTTCCTAAGAAAGTGATTGATGTAATTTCACCTTTCGCGGAAGTAAAAACAGTAAAGCATGGTCAAACAGTTGCTTTCACACAAAAATTAGGGCGCAATCGTGCTCGTAAATTCCTTACACAAGCTGCACCATCAGGTGTGTATGAAACATTCCGTTTAGACCACAAGTCATTCAAACTTGAAGCTCACGCCATTGGTGGAGCCGTAACAGTTGACTTCGAACGTCTATTGGATGGTTCAGAAACAATGGCTGACGTTATGGAAATTATCACAACAGGATTAATTGATTCAGTTTATTTAGAGATTCAAAAGGCTCTCGTTAGTGCTGTACAAAGTTCCAGTGACCATCACACAGCGAATAGTGTTGTGGGAAGTTGGAATGCTGACTATATGTTTAGGCTTATTCAGACAGTAAAAAGTTATGGCGATAACGCTGTTATTTTTGCACCGCCTGAATTTGTAGCAGCAATGGGTCTAACAAATCTTGGTAATGAAGATCAACTTATCTATATGCCTGGAGACCTTGAATCGGTTTACAAAACAGGATATATTTCAATGTTCAAAGGAACTCCCATCGTTCAGTTGCCGCAATCATTTGTTGATGACAGTAATACGAACGTTTGGATTGACCCACGATATGCTTATGTTTTCCCATCAGGAAAGGCAGAGAAAGTGGTCAAGATCCTATTTGAAGGAGAAACACAAATTAATGACTTCAAAAATAGAGACAATTCTCTCGAAGTTCATGTGTATAAAAAATTGGGTGCAGGCATTCTCACAACTAATAATTGGGGAATCTATAAGAATACAGGTATTTCAACACCAACATTCCTATCACCCTACGGTATATAGAATAAATAACGAGGGAGAGGGGTCAAACTCTCCCTCTAACTTGAAGGAGTTAAAAGGAGTCAATTATGGCAATCGAACCAAATACACATATTTATTTAGTAAATACAATCAACAGTCAAGTGGTGATTAATGTTCCCTCTATGTCTTTTTATAGACTGTGGGAAAAAAAGGGTGCTAGAAAGGCAATTAAATTTGATATTTTAGAACAAATTATCTATGACCCTTCAGTAGAATATCTCTTAAAACAAGGTATATTATACATTGAAGATATGGCTGTTAAAAAAGCTCTTTTTCTTGAACCAGAAGATGCTGAAGAACCAGTAAACATTATACTCTTAACAGAGAAGGAACAAGAAAGATTATTGAAAGAAGCGGGAATGAAAGAGTTTCGAGAAAAGGTAGCGACATTAACATCAGAACAGCAGGAGTCATTGGTCCATTATGCAATTAATAATGAAATTATTGATTTAGCAAAATCTGATTTCCTAAAAGCAATTACTAACAGAGATATCGTTAAGGCAATACAGTTAAATAGAGAAGAATCTAAGGAGGAATAATATGACTCCTTATACAACCATTTATGAAATGTTCCTTTCGAAAATACTTGATGACGAATGGACAAATTGGGATGAAGAAGATATAGAAATCGATCTAAGGCAAATATTAGAGGGAGCTATTCCGTGGTTTAAGTTCCCGAGAACGTCCTTAGAAAGAAATGATCAGGGGTTTTTGAATGTTCTATCACAAGAAGAGATTCAAATCCTGGCGGCTTATATGAAATGTGAATGGCTAAATAGGGCTATCTTAACATGGGAAAATATTAAACCTCTTTGTGATGAACGAGATTTTTCGCCAGCTAATCTTTTAGATAAGCTAACAAAAGCTCACATCTATGAAAGGCAACAAGCCCGTATTTTAGAAAGCCATTATTATCGTGCAGTAGATGGGAAACCTTTTAACTACGCAAGGTTAGCAGGTGTCGATAATGGATAAAAGTCTTCAAGAGGGATACAATAACAAATTAAAGAATAAGCTCTTCGGACTACTTTGTGAGTTTGAAAAAGGTCGAGAATGGGAGAAATTCCTTGACTCTATCTTGATTGAAGTAATAGGGATTCCTGAAGAACAGCGCACGATTAATTATTACATTTTATTCTATAAATTAGCCAGCCTCAGATTTCTAAAATATGAGTATTTCCGCACTACAATTTTTGATTCAATGCAACTATTGACTGATAAAAATGAGTTATAAAGAAACCTATTTAAAAAGACTAAATAAATACGGAACAGATTACCAATCACGGATTCAGGGTAATCGAGAAAAAGATTTTCAGAATTATTTACTCAAATCAGTTTATTCTACTTCAATCAAGTATGAAGGAGAAGAACATCGAGTAATTTTTAAGCCGCATAAACAAGATGATACCGAGGTTTTTCAGCATTTGTTAACTCCTCGCAATCTCAATATTCCGCAAGGAACT